CACGCAGAAAAGGCTGAGCATAAAAGACTTCCCGAAGCGAGGAAATATATTTATCATTACTTTTCGATACATCTCATATTCTTTTCTTCCGGTAAGACTATATGCACCACTCTTTCTCAGGACTTCTGCATACCGTATTCTTTCAGTTTGTTCATCCTTAAAAAAATAAGGGTATAGATACTTACAGAAGTTCCAGAAACCATTTTCAGTTTCATAGTGAAAACTCTTTTTCATTATCTCAATTCGTTTTGCCTTCTCTATTTCTATTTGTTGTCTGAGATTATTAGAAGTCGTCTGCAACATCTACACCTACTTTTTCAGCCCACATTTCACTTTCGTCTATTCCATTTCTAACTATTTTTATACGAGGAAAAGTCTTTTTCATTCTCCTCACTATAACCTCAACATATTTCGGAGAAAGCTCTGCCCCACGACATCTTCTTCCAGCTTTTTGACAAGCCACCATCGTGCTTCCGCTCCCGAGAAATAAGTCAAGAACAATATCATTCTTTTCTGAGACAGCTTCGAGTGCAGTAAGGCACAATTCTACTGGTTTCTGAGTAGGGTGAACATAAGAGGAAGGGTTGTCTTTCTTTACTTCCCATACACTCCCTATTCTTTTTCCTTTTAATTCTGCTCCTCTGTGGAATACGAGAGCTACCTCAAAGTCAGAGGAAAAAGTCCGTTTCAAATCACCTATGCCTCCGCCTCCCTTACTCCATATAACCATATTAGAGAGTTCAGAGAAGTCTTTCATAATTTCCATCCATTTATCGAGAACCTTCCAGCTTGTCCAAACAAAAACAAATCCTTTTGAAAATGTATCGAGATATTTAATCCAGTCCGTTATAAAAACATCATCGTTTTCCAATACATCGAATTTCTTTGTTGCGGTTCTCATATTAGACTGGTACGATACCCCATAAGGAGGGTCTGTATAGACTACGCTGGCAATATCTCCGCCCATAAGGTCAGTAATAACACTCTGAGACTCAGAATTACCGCAAATGAGCCTATGTGAGCCTATATCAAATACATCACCCGCAACAATATCTGTCTCTATTTCATCAGCATCTGCAACGTTGGAGTCCAAATCATCTG